CCTGTTATACTCAAGTTAGAGTGATGTCCTAGAACATCATCCATCTCATAGAAACGTGAGTTGCCGGCGAAAGAAGTATTTACTGCTTTAACTTTATTAACAACATTATTTCCAAGAGTTAACGGATATACATTATAATCTTGTGCATTGACCATTCTATCTTGTGCGTAATAACTTCTTGGTGCAACTCTACGCACACTTGCGTATGTTTCGCCTGAGAAGTTTTCACTGAAATCTTTTGTACTGCTGATTGTCAATGATAATCTGTATGTTCTATTATCACTACCCGTATAAGGAATTGTTATTGTTTTATTAGAGATATCGTTAGCATTTACAGAAAAATTATCATTATCGACTGTTCTACGCCACACTCTGTAGTTTCCATATGCCGCATTACCAAACACACCATCTGGATAATGTAGTTCGATTGTATTGTTGTCTGTGGAATTTACACTTACTATGTCTCCAGAACCAGTTCGCAAACTATTATAAATTGCTGTCTCTCTTGTTTCGTTGTCTACTTTTGTTACACTTGATGCGTAAACACTTGTTGAATCTATCTTCTGAATCCACACGTCAGAGTTTGATACATTGATTGCATTTACTCGTTGTATTCTATTTGAAACTTGAGTATTATATGTGAAGTCTTCAAATCCTAATGCACCAGCAACTGCGTAAACAAAGAATCCAGTTCTATCACTAGCAGAACCTAAATTGTCATTTCGGTTAATAATTGTAAAGTTGTTGTCTAATTTTGGTTCATCTTCTTGTATTGTTGCATTAACTGTGTCTAGAGATACACGAACCGCTTCAAAGTTTCTAGTTTTTCCATCAACGTTTGCAGAGAACGAATAATTTACATTTTTTGTTGACGCTGTTTCATTTATTTCATACAAAGAATGCTCAACATCTACAACTGTTAATGTAGACGTAGGATTCTGAATTTTAGTAGTGCTTGAAAAAGCAGAATTTAAGACACTGATAAAGTTCTCATACCAATCTATATCATTACTATCGTTCCAGTTGACTGCCTTGCCTGCAAGAGAAACACCCAGATTGTCATAGACATTTTCGTCAGTTGACAAACTAGTAATCTTCATAAAGCCTTTTGCATTAATAGGTCTAGTTTTATTATAACCTAGAGTTTTAGCCATTTGTAGAATACTTGCTCTACGTTCAGCAGTATCCATAAAGTTTTCTCGTGTATTCATATCTAAACGATATGATAAACTGTGTCCAAGATATGCAACTAAATCTAAAATGGCAACAAACTCTGAACTTGCGATAAAATCATTAAATTTATCAGGATAAGTTTGGGCTGTGTATGTTAGTAAGGCTTCTCTAATTGTGTCAAAATCATATGCTTTAAGACTAATGTTGGTGAATGCAGTATATACTGCTGTCCAACTTTCACTTGCAAATAAATTGTCTGTACGTTCTTGGCTCATATTATTCTCTCTATTATTCTCTATCTAAATCAATACTTAATTCTACTGGCTCATTTGATGGTAGTATTTCAAGTCTCAATATAGCGTTTAGTGTGTGATCCGAGTCTGTGATTTCAATACTAACAAATTTACATCTCGGATCATCGTTTATAATATCTGTTAAATCTGCTTCAATCAACTCAGTTGTTTCTTCAGTTAGCGGCTCAAACAACATATCATGTATAATTGACCCATATGTAGGCAACATTACTCGTTCGCCTTTACGGGTCATGATATGATTCATAAGGTCTTCAATCACTAAATCTTTGTCATTTAACTGATGATTTATTGCATTTTTATTTTTGGTACTAAAACCTGTGAATAATGGCATAACTTTATTTTCTCTGTAGTTTATTTCTTAAATGTATTTATCTCTACTTAATATTCGTAGTTTTTAATTGACAAACTGAAACAATAATGTTATCATAGTATATAAATAATAGTAGAATTTCATTATAACAAGGAATACCTTATGCCAAACTTAGTACCAATGGTCGTTGACCAATCAGCAAATGGAGAACGCAGTTACGATATCTTTTCTCGTCTATTAAAAGAACGAGTGATATTTTTGACTAGTGAAGTCAATGACTATCAGGCAGATTTAATCTGTGCCCAATTATTATTCTTAGAAGCAGAGAATCCAGACAAGGATATTCATTTTTATATCAATTCGCCTGGTGGTGCAGTAACGTCTGGTATGGCAATATACGACACTATGCAGTTTATTAGTTCGCCTGTTGCTACAACCGTGATGGGACAAGCATGTAGTATGGGTTCACTACTTGCACAAGCAGGTGCTGAAGGTAAGAGACATGTATTACCAAATAGTCGCACAATGATTCATCAACCATCTGGTGGTGCAGGTGGGCAAGCAACTGATATGAAGATTCAAGTTGATGAGATGATGAAAATGAAAGAAAGATTGACTCAAATCTATGTGAATCATAATTCTGCTGGAAAGAAATTTGACGAATTAACCGCGGCAATGGAACGTGACAACTTTATGTCAGCAGAAGAAACGGTTGCGTTTGGTTTAGCAGATAAAGTTATAAACAGTCGTTAAGAGAATCCAGGCACGAAACTGAATATCTTGGCAGTTTTTGTTCTCTGTTGAGCCAGTTTTTCGTCTACCTTGCCATTCTTCGTTATATTTTTTTGAATTTCGTCTGTTATTGTATACCAGTCTTTAGCATTTATAAGTGTAATGATTGAACTATTTTCTATAGTAGTGACACCTTCATAAAAGAAATGATACAACAATGCATCATAGTGTGGCTGTGATATTTTTACTTTAATAAACTTCTCTAGTATCTTACCAATGTTTCGTAATTGTTTTTCTAAAATGAAATCTGCCATTCCTTTTGTTATCTTCTCAAATGTGATATCTACACGTGTAGACGCAACAGTAATATATCCGTAATTCAATTCAGTATCTGATATCTTATAATTATAACCAACTAGATTATCTTTAACAGTAAGTGTTGGCTTATTGTCTAATATAATAGCATTCTTGCTCATTGATGAAAACGTTAAATTCTTTACATCTTCAAGATTTACTCTTACATTAGAAAGCATATATCTCGGATTATCATTTAGGTCATAACCCGTTCCTAGATAAGTGCCAGACGAAGTTATAACATTCAACGGCAATTGTATATAATTTAATAATGAACCTTTTCGTTTATCGTATATCATTTTTTATTCCTACTTCGATTCGAATGCCGCCTTTACGGCTGCCTGTTGTTCCTCTGACAATACTGCCAATCTGCGACCTTCGTCACTGGCTGCCCAAACTGCAAAATCACTTGCCGTTTCTTTCAATTCTTTGGCTTGTGTTCTAATAAATGGCTCATGTGTTGGCATAGCAGATACGATAGTATCTTTTACTTCAGTATTTTCTAAATCTTGCATGTCTGGCATAGAATCAACTAAAATAAGTTCTGACTCTGGTGCAAGAGGACCATTTAAATGTAACTTACCACCAGTAGATACTACACAGTTAACTCCAACATTTATATTCATTCCTGCTTCGCTTTGTAAAAACTGATTGCCTACACTTCGTAAATGTAGTTCTTTATCTGAATTAATTTTAGTATTACCAAAACTATGCATCTGAATATTTTCACCTGCTTCTAAATTAATATTCTTGTCTGCTCGAAGATTGAAATCTTTTTCTGTTCTCATACTCAATGAGCCCTCAGCATATACCATAACCTCACCATTTGCTCCAATCTCTACCCATCCAGATCCACTACTGTTTACTGCGTAAATAAAATCATTACCGCCATCTAAGATAACGGCAGCACCCGAGGCCGTTGTTACTCTTATTTGTTCAGGATGAATAGTACCGTCATCATTGATACTACCATCGTCTATAGATACAGCAGAACCACTTGGTGTTTTAAATCCCATAACTTTAGAATGTTGAGGTATGTCATATCCGACATCTCTGCGAGGAGAAGATGTAGATGTTCCTCTAAATCTATCAGTAAGTGTGCCCTGTGTAGCAGTTTTTTTGCTTCTTGGATCGTTTGCTACTTCTTTTTCATCTTTTTGAATATCGTCTGTGGTGGAATAAGATTTTGGCATTGGAGAATCGCTAAAAGCACCTTCACCAGCACCCGATCCATCAACCTTTGGAGAACCACTCACTCCTCCACTAACAACATCGACAATGTGTCCTGCTTGAGCAAACCAGAATCCCTCGGTTGATTTACCACCATCTGCAAAGAAAACGAAAACAGTGATACCAGAATCAACTGGCGCACTGTGAATAGAACCAGTACTAGCATGTTTGAAGTACATTGGATTATCTGGATCTTGCCCCAATGCTGGAATATAAGCGGCAATTCTGCCTTCTCCCAGTGGATCAATAAAATGCTCATCAGTTTTATCACTTCTAGTAACAGTTATGGCTTTGTATATACCCCTACTTAGTGCATCACTAATTGGAAATGCTGATTTAATTTGTTCTCTTCTAATTGCTTTTACTAAACTTGACATTATGTGTTCTCTTATTATGGGGTTGGGTCGATATAAAATTTATCGCCAGTTATAGTTATCATCAGCGTTCCGTCTTTTTTTGTAGGAAGTTTGCCATTTATTAATTGACTTTGGTGCCCTGATTTTATATCAGGGAATAAGTCTGCAATCTTTTCTTTTAAAGCATCGTAGTCTCTCGAATATGATGGATTCATATCATTATATGTAGTTGTATATATGCCAAAGAATGTGCTAGGATTACTAATCGTTGTGAAAACACCATTTGCATCAGTATATGTAATTGGTGGAATGTTACTAAAATCTTTAACTTCAATAACATTTCCCATATCATCTGTTACGGTTGTCCTGTCTCCAATATCATAACTTGTTATTAGTTTGTATATCTTTTTGGCCTCATTATATTGAGTTACTTTATTAGGATTAGCCATTGCATATTCCCAACCAGTTCCTTCACCAGCAAAATTCTTGGAATATCTTGATTTTAAACTTCCTGGTAATATAATATCCATAGTATTAAGAGCAGTCTTTACCAAGATTGGCGCTTTGTCTACCTCAATTTGTGCAACTGGATTTTGTATTGGAACATATGTTGTATCATTGCCTGTTACTTTAGTTGCTACTGCTGTAATTTTTTCGGCTGGTAGACCAAGTTCTAAAACAGCGGCTTCAAATTCAAGTTCTTCTAATGATATTGCATCCACTACTCGATGACTAGGGTCGAAGTAATATGTCTTATTAAGAATCGCATCTTGTTTTAAACCAGATGTTACTAATTCTCCTTGTATCTTGCCAATACTGATTGCTTTGCCAATATCCCCTCTGTGTCCTGTTTTCACACTAGCATTTATATCGTTGATTCCTTGTGCTAAAGTTTCAACGGTCACAAAATCTTTTTCTGTGAGTCTCTCTAGTTCTTCGGCTTTTCTAATTTGTGCCGCGGCTCTGAAGTTCATTGCTCTTCTTACATCATCCGATACTACTATTTTTTCTTTTTCAATATTTTCAACTATTGCTTTTGTTGTGCGTTCATACCATTGCTGTTCTCTAACAACATCATCAACTGTAATTGGTGTTTTTTCTATAATGGTTTTAATTTCATCAACAAGAACTTTTACATCACCTGCTTCTGAAACTGTTAATGTGTCTGCATCAGTCTTTACAATCTC